GCACTTGTCCATCCAAGCCCCCAGCTTCTCGGCGGTTAATCCTGCAGCGTAGGTGATACAATTGCCCACCTCCCATACAGACATGAGCCACTTGCTGAAAGCGTACATCCAAGGTCCTAGCAATGCGTTCGCTAAGTCTCCGACTCCCTGGATAACCCTAGGGTCGAAATCTTCAACGCCACTTGGACTAGATTTCAGCAGTTTTTCACGTTTTATAAAAGTTTTCCTCACACAGGCTTTCTTTAATGATACGACATTGGGACACGCCAAGAACATGTTTAAGGCACGTCTCTGGCTGTTTTGTCTGTTCAACTTGAACCTGCGATTCCAGGTTTCAAAGTCAACAGGTCGAACCACCTTCATAGGCAATAGCTCCGTGTTCAGTATATCTCCTATTTCATACCAATACTCCATACTCGTCTCCAACTTAGGACTGAGACAGCGCTGAATGACGGCTCGCTCTTCATTGATCGGTGTGTCGCTACTCACAACCGGAATACAGCTTGCCACGCCCACCCCACACAGGTGTGCTCCTTTGGTCCTCATCTTACGCCAGTTATAACTGAAATTGAACTTGCCGATAAGCGGCGGAGAACTATTCCTATTTGACTCATAACCGGGCAAAACAACTCCCGAGACATCACCCCCGTGGGTTAGACTATCATGCGCCCTAAGTTGGGCTGTTAACAATGTTTTGTCTAATGACTGCCTCCTCATGGCGGATGCGACACCGAGGGTTCCGAACACGAGGTTCCAGAACCACCCGACTTGCAACGGTTTGAAGTTTAACGCATCACTGTGTTTATCTTGAAACCTTCCTACCACTGAGGTCATCTCACTCAACAAAGACAACTCATTCTCCATGTCTGCCACAAAACCGAGGGCGGCACCATAAATGATGCAGTCAGGTTTTTCCGTCATATTGATTGAGTTATCCCTTACCACAAATTCTTTCACTTTCCTGACCGTGGCCTGGAAAGTGTCGGTGTTACGAGGTAAGTACAAGCTAGCCAGCCTAGCATGGGACACCACGCGTTTTGGGATACAGTAATTCTTACTCCCATTACGCACTACAACTACTCGCCCCCAAGGTAAGATCTTGCAGGTAAGTAGTTTTGTTACACCCTTTACTTCTGCCTTGTCCAACGACAGAGGCCCTTCTGAATATAATTTCTCGTCAGTTAACGTCGCAGACAAAGGAGTGGGGTCAGACATAACTGGTCTGTCTATTTTCAAAAACTTGTACACGATTGCGGTTCCAACCACTTTGACCATGTACCATGACATCCCAGTTTTAGTCTTAACGTCCCAGAAGCAGGAAGCAGTCCTCATCCAGCTCAAGGCGCTGTAGTGATATAACACCGAGCTACCTTTCA